GCGCCGGATCCGGATAGGTGCCCTGGATGCCGTTGACGGTATCGGCCAGGCCAAAGAACGGCCGGTAGATCTGATCTTCCGTCGACAGCAGATCGGCATCGGCCCAGGCAAAGGTAGGGCTGTCAGGCGCGCCCAGGTGGATCTTGTAGAACCCGCCGATTTCCGAAAGCCGGCCTTGGCACGCCGTCAGCAAGGCTTCGATCGCGCTGGCCGGCGATGCGTCGACATTGACCATGCCGCCGGATCGATAGGATGGCTCGGCGCCGGCTTCACCGATCACGGTGGCGCGGCATTTGGCGATCTGCGCGATCCAGTTCGCCGCCGGCAACCGCGCCGGCCCCGTCATGTTCTGCAGGCCATACAGCCAGGCGCCGTTGTAACGGATGCCGCGCAGGATGTTGTAGGCTTGCACCGCCGGCAGCTGATCGCCATCGCCGCCCCAGGTCGCCGGATCTGACCAGCGATGCGCGCCGCTGCCGCCGTTGCTGCTGTCCTTTGACGGATCGTACAGCGGAACACCCGACAGCCCGAACCGGAACGTCGGGAAGCCCACGAACAATTCATCCGCCACCAGGCTGGTGGCAATGATGTAGCAGATCCCGACACCAACCCGATTTGATCCATACGGCCGGTCACTCGATGAGACCTGGCCGGTCAGGAACGGATCCGCCGAGGTTTGCGTGCCGTTGTAATATTTGATCCAGAGGTGATCGACGTTAGCGCCGCCCTCCACATCCGGCTTGTAGTATTCCTCCAGCGGCGTGCCCTTGGCGGCATCGGCGCGGCCAGGCGCCAGCGTGCAGCGTTCGCCGGAAACCCACACCTCGAGCAATTGCTCGCGCGGCAGATCGCCGACCGCGATCACCTGGGTTAGATAGGCGTTCGGCGTTTCGCCTGAATTGCCCCAGTAGTTGGCATAGACCAGCGAACCCGCCGTGGCGTGGTAGCCGACACCGAACGCCCTGGAAACCGCGCCGCCGGCGGTCAGCGTGCCCTCGGATCCCTGTAGCCCTGCGCCCTTATCCGCCGGTTCTTCCGGCGTACCGGATAGCGCTTTGGCAACGTAGTTCAGCCCGATCGATGTCGCCACCGCCAGGCCGGTGGCCACCACGCCGACCACGAACGTCGACGCGCCGACGATGCCAATGGCGCCGAGTAGCGCGGTGGCGGCCAGCGTAAAGATTGCCATCAAACAGCTTTCAGGAAATGGCGTTCAGCGACGAAATAGCCGCGCCGCAAATAGAGCTTGCCCACGTCGGGATCGTCACCCATGCCGGCCATCCCGGCATAGCGGCAGCCGTTCAGGTGCGCCCAGCTTTCATATCGATCCAGCATCCGCACCGCCGCCGATCCGCGAAACCCTGGCTCGATAAACCAGACGGTTTCCCGCGCTATTTTCACCGGCCCGAACGGATGCTCCGCGCACGCCGCCATCAGCAGGCCCCTTGCTGTGTCATTGCTTTTCAGGATCAGGCACAGATGATCCGCCACCAGGTGCATCAGGAACAGCCGCTCCGCATAGGCCGGATCGAACGGAAACGAAAAGCCGCCGCCCTGATGCCGCACGAAACCGGCAGCGTCGTGCGACAGCCTTAACAGCTGGATCACGTCATCCCGGTCGATCGGCAGCGCATCCAGGATCATTTTTGCGCCTTGCTTCCCGCGCCGGATTTCGCCACGCCGGCCCGCACCTCACCGCCAAACTTGCCCCAGAAATGTTGCCAGGATCCGACCACCGCGACATCGTGGAAAAACTCATCTGATGCAGAGCGCAGCCGCTGCGATGCGTCCGATCGCGTGTCGGGGTTGGTCCGCGTCAATTCCACGGTATTGCTGGTACAGGTCAATTGCACGTCGCCGCTTTCGCCCTCCCGCGGCGTGCGGATCGGCGCCTGGTCAATGGTGCCGACAAATCGCGGCGTGGCCGGCGATACCATCTGGCGCGTGGCCGGATCGAACAGGCCGCGATAGATTTCAACGCGGCCCTGCTTGCAATCATATTGCCGCACCAGCGCGTTGACCCGATCGGCCACCTGCGACAGCGTCACCGTGATGTTCTGCACCGTGATGTTTGACACCAGCGGAATGTCGGAAATCTGGATCAGCGATCCGGCGCCGTAAAAGGTCCGCGTGATAAATCCGCCGGTGTCGGGATCGATGATCTGTGCTGATATGGTGCCGATGTCGGACCAGTAACCATCCGTGACCGCGCCGCCGGTGGTTCGATCGCGCACCACGAACCAGATGAAATCCCTCGGCATCACCGCGCGTTGTTGCAGCGCCGTCCAGTTTTCGGCGGTGATATCCCTCACAACCGCGCTTCCATCGCGCTAAAGGAAATGCTGCCCCAGCCGTTCAGCTGCGCTTCCGAGGTCACCGATCCCGGCACCACCGCCATATTACAGCTGGGTTGCTTCACCAGCACGCCAGGCGTCGGCGCCACCACCGCCGGCCACAGATGCGGCCTGATTTCAAACTGCGGCGTGATGCCGGATCCGCTGGCGGTGGCGCCTTCCATCACCTGGTGCAGATCGCCGGCGATCGAAACATAATCCCCCACCGTCAGCACAAAACCGGCCGGCAACGCCTGCAGCGCGATCGCCTTGCGGTTGGCGTTGATGGCAGACAGCACCGCCGAGCCGTTGAAGGCGCCGCCGGTTGGCCAGGATCCCCGTGGGTATTTCTGCGGATAGCAGCGCGACATCGGATAGGCTTTGAAGGTTTGCAAACCGTTTTCCAGCTTGGTCAGCTCGGCGCGCCAATGATCCAGCGCGTTCGGCGCCAGCATCTTTGTCATCGCCCGCAGCGTCCACAGCGGCGCGCCCATGTCTTTCACGATCACCCGGCCCGAGGCTTGCGTGGATTGCTCCTGGCGCCAGCGCAGCGAAAAGCCAATGGTCCAGCCGGGAAAATTGGGTAGCAGATCGATCGGATAAGTGATCACAGGCGCACTCCTTGTGCTGCCGATGGCGCCGGCTGTCCCGCTATGTAGGCTTCCGCCTCATCCTGGGTTTCGCACACCGCCTGAACCCTGCCCATGTCATCCACCACCCGAAACCATTTCAGCCACACCACCACCCTCACAGCCCGACCACCCGCCCGCGCCTGGCCTGTTGGATGGTGGCCACGGTGCGGCTTGCAAATGATGCCCTGTCGGCTTCGATGATCTGCGCCAGCCGCGCCACCGCTTCGACGGATGCGCCGCGCGCGTCGATCGCCGGCGAATAGACGAACGATCCGCCGCCCGACGATCCCGCGCGCAATGCGCTGTTGGGCACGATCATGCCGCCCTGGTTCGGGATCATCAGTTCAGGCCCGCGCTCACCGACGATGTAGGGCCGGCCCGCCGCCACCGGCCCGCCCTCGGCCTTGAACAATGATGCGAACGGCGACAGCGTTTGCCCCGCGCCTGGCGTGAACAGCGACATCATGGTGGAATTGATCGCCATCCGCGCCAGCGATCGCAGCAATTCCGCCATCACGTCGTTCAGCTTTTTGCCTTCCAGGATGGCATCGGCAAAGGAATTCGACAGCGCCGAGCCGAACGCCTGGCTGGCCGCGTTCAGCTTGTTGATGCGCTCCGATGCGATGGCATATTCCAGCCGCGCCTTGCCGGCCGCCTCGGCCGCCTCGTTCATCCGCTTGGTCTGTTCGGCGGTGGCGCTGGCGCCGTTGCGCGATGCCACGGCGTTCAGTTCGGCGACGATGCGCAGCCGTTCCTGTTCGCCGACGTTCTGGCCCACCGACAGCGTATTGGCTTGCGTGGCGGCGGTGTGCTTTTCAATGTTCTGCACCGCGCGCGTGAATGGATCCGCCTCGGTGCCGCCGGTGGCTTTCGGTGGCACCACCGTGGTGCCGGCGCCCTTTGCTGGCTCATCCTTTGGCCCGCCCAGCGGCATGATCAGCCGCATCGGCTGGCCGGTGATCTGGCGCCAGATATTATAGATCGTCTCGAATTCGCGCCGCGTGTTTTCGATGCCTTGCGCCAGGTCAGCCTTGATCCATTCGGTGGCCGATTTCATGTAGCCATCAAACAGCTTGGCCTGTTCGGCCAGCGTTTGCAGCGGTGGTGCCGCGTCAGCCGCCGCCCGCTGCATCTGGTCAAATGATCCGGCCGCCTTGTTCAGCGATAGCGCCATGCCTTCACTCTGGCCGGCCAGCTTCCCCACCGCGATCTTGTCCACGCCGGTCTGCGCATCGAAAATCAGCTGTGCCACCACCGTCCAGGTTTGTTGCAGCGTCATCGCATCGCGGTTGATGCCCTTCATGGCTTGCGGGTTGGCATCCAGCAATTCGGACAGCGAATTTTTGTCGCCGCGTTTCATTTCCGCCAGCAGATCCGCCAGGCGCCGCAGGCTTAAGGTGGCTTCCTCGACCGTGGCGCCGCCGGCCCTGGCCGCTTCCTGGAAACCCCACACCTGTTCCATGCTCAGATCCAGGATGCGCGCCTGCTTTTCCAGGTCAATGAAACGGTTGTAGAAATCCTCCAGCGCCTTGCTGGCGGCATTGATGCCTTGCGTGACTGCATTGGAAAACAGGTTTCCCAAAAACGATGCATTGATCTGCGGGTTCATTTTCGAGAACTTGCCCTCGATATCACCCACAGCCCGCTCGGCCATGATGCCGGCCTTTTGCATATCCTTTTCAAACTTGGTGAGTTGCGCGGATAGCGCGACGACTAATGCGGCGGTGTCGGCCATGATTTACTCTGCGCTGTATTGCTTGATGCGCTTGGTGATCTTGCGCCGCATCGCGCCGCGCATGCTCTTTTTCATCAGGCGATAACTGGGAAAAAAGAACGGTTGCGCCGGAATGTTCTGCGCGCCGAATTCAACCGCGCGCGCGTAGTCGTAAGGTGGCTTGCTGCCGTGCTGCACCGTGGTGCTGGCGCCGCCGGCCCGGATCAAAACCACGGTTTCCTTTTTGCCCTGTTCCTGGCGCAGCGAGTTCGCCAGGTTGGATGTCGACCCATGCGGCACCGCCGATCGCATCACGCCCAGCAACGCGTCGGCCTGGCTGTGCAGCTCGGCCACCGCGTCGTTAAAGATCTCGCGCTGCATATTCACCGTCAGCTTGCGAAACGCCACCACGGATTTGTTAGGCGCCATGGCGCGCCTCTAACTCGGCCGAGGCTTCCAGCATCGCATCGAAATCGGCATCGGATGGTGCTTCCGGTTTCGGCTCGGATCCGTGCACCCTGTTCCAGCCGTCGACACAGGCGGCGAATTGCCAAATCGAACAGGCGTCGACTTGTGCCGGCGTCATCCCTATTGCAGCACCGATCCCGTAGATGGCACCGAACCGGATAAGGTTTCCTCCGTCGCCGTCTCCGGTTCGATCGGCGCCGGTTCTTTTCCCACGGGATCCTCTGGCGGCCCCACCAGCGCGCACATCAGGATGGCCTGTGCCAGCAACATCGAGGGATAGAACGGCTTGCTTTCCACATGCCGCTTCACCAGCACCAGCGCCCGATCGGCTTTCATGCCGCCGCCGATCAGCCCGAGCCGGATCACCTCCCGCGCATCGGATGGCCAGGCGCCGCCGCGCCGCAATGCCTCGGCCAGCTCGAGCGCGCCGATCGCCGGTGCGCCCACCTCCAGGCGTGGCCGGTTAATGGTTTCCTGCAGCTCGCGAAACTGGCCGTAAGCCAGCCGGAAGGAATACTCCCCATCCCCTAATTGCAGCGTGACGCTGCCATCCTCCAGGCTCACGGGTTAGCCCGCGTACCCGGCAGCACCGGCGGCCGGCCTGGCGCGCGGCGATCGGTCGTCGCCCTGGTGTCATCCAGCACGATGGTTTCCGGCACCACCGCGCCATCGCTGACGATGTTGACCGCCATCTGCACCTTGTTGCCGCGTTCGGCGGTGATGGCGAATTCCTGCAGCTTGGCCGGCATGATCCAGGCATAGGCCACGGGGTTGCCGAGTTCGATCCGCACGTTGCGCGTTTCGCCCGCGTTCCACCAATCTTCCCAGGTATCAAAACTTTCCGCCGCGACCACGCCGGATCCGGCGATCGCGCCCTGGTAGGAAACCACGTCGCGGCCGAGCCAGGATGGTGCGTCCGGATCGTCACAATCCGGAATGTTGGTGTCGTTCAGGTTGGCGGTGCGCGTCAGCCCCTTGGATGTCAGGCCGCAGGGATCGGTGAACACTTCCGGCGCGGCGCCGTCGCCGATCTTCACCAGGAATTGGCTGAAGGGATAGGTGGTGGCCTGGGTCATTGCGGTTGCTCCAATAAAAAAGCCCCGCCGGTTTCCCGGACGGGGCAGGTTTCAGGCTTGGTGGTTCGGGTTAGTCGGTGAAAGCGTGAACGGTGATAACGGCGTGCGAGGTCAGGCCATCCGGATCGGTCATGTACTGGATTTGCTCCACCGTCATCTCGACCAGGCGCGGCGGTGCATCGATCGTGATATCGGCCAGGTCGATCGCGGTGGCGAGCGCGGCGCCGAGTTGCTTGACCGTGACGCCCCGATCGGGGCCACCCGTCCAGCAATCCAGCGTGATAAAGATTTCGCCGCCGTCCAGGCAGCTACCATGTTCCGGCAGCGCCTGGAACGGCCCGAACGAAATGTAGGGTTTGGCAACCCCGCTTGGCACCACGTCATAGATCGGCGCGCCGATCGTTGGATCGTTGTTGACCAGGCCCACGATTGCCTTCTGCATCTGTAGCGACGGATCGATATAGCTCACACCGCCACCCCGGTTTCGGCCAGCATGTCGATCCAGAAGCCATGCATGCGATCGCCAATGTTGGGATCAATCGCGGTGCGGATGTTGTATTCGTTGCCGGCTTCGTCGGTGGCTTTCCAGTCGGTCGATATCATCACGGTGTCAGGCGTTTGCCGCACCCTGATCACCACCGGCTGGCGGCCGGCCAGCCTAGCGGCTTCTATTGCCTCACCACCGAGCCGCGCGATGATGTTGGCCGATACGGTGAAACGGTCGACCCATCCGGACGATACGTTGCCGTATTCGTCGCCGACATCGTTCAGTTCGGCAAAGGTCAGCCGGTAGCGCAGATCGCCGGCGCCGCTCGGATTATTTAGTCCAGGCATGGCGTGCGTCGATCACATCATCGGGTAAACCGGCCGCATCGGAAGGCATAGCGACAATGCGGCCGGCCCCGTGCCGCTCGATTTCGCGCGCGGCGATCTCGAGCACCCGAGCGTAGGTAATGCCGCCGCGAAACCGCACATTGCGGCGTGGATGCAGCGGAAAATCGAAGTCACGGAATAGCTCGACCGTTTTCATGATGCACCACCGGGATCTTGAGGCATTGCAGCTCATGCGCGGTCAGCTCGGCCGATCGCGCGGTGATCTGGTAGCCGCACACGATGCACAATCGCAGCACGGTGCCCCGTGGCAGCATGCGATTGATGCTCATGCCCTCGGCATCCAGTAGGTCGAGATCACATCGCTCATCCATCCCGGCGATTGCGCCTCGGTGCCGGCCACCAGGATTTCGCGGTTTTCATACAAATGCGCGGTGTAGCGCAGTAACGCGTCCGTGATGCCGGGATCTAGCGCGGCCGATGTGGCGTAGCCGGATACGATCGCCACCGTCATGCCGGCGGTGTGGTCGCCGAGCAACAGGTATAGCCCGATCCCATGGGTTGAGCGGGTTTCGATCACATAGCTGCCGGAAACATCCACCGCCGCGCCATCCTTCACCGTGTAGCTTTGCACCGGCGAAACCGGCACCGCCGCGCCGCCGCTGCAGAAATCCGCCAGGTCTGGCGACCAGTTCCAGGTCACCGGATTGACCGAAACCTGGGTCACCCGCTCAAACCAGGAAATTGCCCGCGCGATGGTGCCGGTCAGGTACACGTCATCATAGCTGCCCTCGATCCGCAGGTGGCTTTTGGCCAGCGGCAACAAGGCTTCCGGCAGCGCCTGGCGATCCAGCCCCGATGCCGCGATGCTCATGCGCTGGCCCTTTCCAGCCCGCCGGCCGGCCCGCGATCGCCGCGCTTCCCCCTGGATCCCTTGGCGCCCAAAACCCATCCCGGCCCCGGCAGATCGCCAGGGTTATCCACCACCGCGCGCCATTCCGAGCCGTTGAACGTCACCACGTCCATCGCACGATAGGCCTGGGACGCGGAATAAAGCCCGTGGGCGCGTCCGCTGTAGCCGGGTTCACCAGGCGGCCCCGGCGGCCCCGGATCGCCTGGCGGCCCTGGCAGCCGCACCACGTTGCCATACTCATCGATCTTTTCGCGCAGCGCATCCAGCGCCCGGATCATCTTGTCGGCCAGTTCCGGATCCGGCGGTTCCTTATCCGGATCGTCATCCGCCGGTGGCTGCGGCGCCGGCGCCGGCCTGGTCAATGCCTTGTCCCAGGCGGATAGCGGCACCACCTGTTGCTGCACCCTGGGTTCGTCGCCATCCTTGGCCGCCGGCAGGCTTTCCAGCCGCCGCGCCTCGTTCGGTGAATAGATGCCGCCCTGCACCGCCCGCGCCAGCCCTTCAATCCGTTCCTTGAACGCCGAGCGCAGCAAGATGGCGGTATCGAATTCGCAATATTCGCCATCAATCCGCGCCAGCCCGAACGTCTTGTCGATCGCCAGTTCCACCTGGTTCAGC